GGCTCTCTTGAGATTTGCTCCCCTGAGGTCGGCCCCAATGAGTTTGGCTCCCCTGAGTATGGCTCCCCTGAGGTTGGCTCCACTGAGGCAGGCTCCACTGAGGTCGGCCCCAATGAGGTTGGCTTCATTGAGGTTGGCTTCATTGAGGTTGGCTCCATAGAGGGTGGCTCTCTTGAGATTTGCTCCATTGAGATTTGCTCCATAGAGGGTGGCTCTCTTGAGATTTGCTCCCCTGAGGTCGGCCCCAATGAGTTTGGCTCCCCTGAGTATGGCTCCCCTGAGGTTGGCTCCACTGAGGCAGGCTCCACTGAGGTCGGCCCCAATGAGGTTGGCTTCACTGAGGTTGGCTCCACTGAGGCAGGCTCCACTGAGGTCGGCCCCAATGAGGTTGGCTTCACTGAGGTCGGCTTCACTGAGGTCGGCTTCACTGAGGTCGGCTCCAATGAGTTTGGCCCCAATGAGGTCAATCTCTTCATTAGGATTATCTTTGCGATATTTGTTAAACTCTCGGATGTTTTCTAATTGTTCATGTGTTGGTTTCATGTCAGATATCCTTTTTTAGCTTGTTCTGTGCTTCTTGTTTAATGAGTATTTCGTAACCCTTCATGATGATTTTGGTATTCACTGAATTAGAATTCCAGCTACAGACAGCACCGGTTGCATCTAAATAATCAATAAAATTATCTCGGTTTAATAATATTGCGAGCAACTTCTCAGCCCATGCAAATCTCCTGGTAGTGCATGGTTTCTCTAACACAGTTTTAATGCCAACCCTACCGGTCGGGCAATTTCGTTTAAACACATAGAGTGTCGTTTCACATGCATCATGGTCTTTTAGAAATTTAGTCGTTATCATTTTCATGTCATTCCCCAAATAAGTATTCAATACTATAGCCAAGTGCTTTTGACCATTGCGCTTTTTCTCTATCTGTAAGAATCCATCTACCTGTAATAACTCTTGATACTGTTGACTCGGCAATCTTAATTTTCTTGGCGAAATCTCCTTGCGAACCATATGCTGATATGATAGCACCTTTTAGCTTATTGTTTGTCATAATGTCTTCCTTGTTTTATGTGTTGGATATTTCAATTACCCACAATATATATTGTTAATTTGATTTTGTCAAGGAAAATATTAATAATTTTGATAATAAATCTTTTCAGGCAATAAAAATGCGCCCGTTTAGAGCGCATGTGCCTCATGTTTTAATGAGGGGGGTATGTTTTAAAAAGCAACATAGTAGATATGAGCTATTTTATTTTCTCGTCAATGATTGAATTGTCCTGTTTAAGCCCAGAAACGAGGCCATCGCACATCGCCAGTATAGTATTCTGGAACAGATCAATGAAATAAGGTTCAATGACTTTATTCCATATTGAGCCGACAATCGGGACGGCGCACATTGTCTTACTGATAATTATACCGATACCCCGAAAGAACATCCGAACTCCGGCATATACTTTTTCATTCGGCATAAGTTTCATTACATACACGAATGCCGTTGGAAGCACTGTAATAAGTACAGCATTAGTAATACCCAACTTTGTAATGATACTAATGATAAAACTCATAACAACCTCCTGATAAATGATTTAACTGCAGTAAAAACCTTCCATATTGTGCCGATTATCCAAGCCAGTGATATATAAAATGCTATCCTTGACCACGGCGGGAAATTGATTATGCACCTTTTAATGAAATGCCAGTTTACCATGTCGATACTCCGTTCCACCGTCCCTGTCCGTTAAACGGTTCCGAGCCTTCAAATCTGCCCTGTCCGTTGAATCGTGTATCGGTTATGGCGCTCACTATCGTAAACACCGAACTGCTTTCATCACTCACACTTCCATCGTCTACATCGGTAATTCTAACCTTGCATGTGGTAGAAGCATCGTTCGGAATTGTCCAGTTATAAGTTCCAAGCGCAGCAGACAAACTTACAATTACATTGTTATAACTAAGTTCATCCGATGTGTATTCAATCTGAATAGAATCAACTCCTGTCGATGTCCATGTTATTGGATATGATGTTCCAACAGAGTAAGTTCCTCCTCCAGTGAATGAGGTTAGAGCAAGCAATCTCTGAAACTCCCTCGGTCCCAAATCCCTTATATACACCTCAAGCCCATCGGTAGTATTTGTTCCGGCATCAATAGTTGTAGAACCGCTGTTAGGAGTATAATCAGCATCCAAATCAGCACCGGAGGTTACTACTGATGTGGCTATATCACTCAACGCCCCTTCAACACCGGCTTCGGTATAGTTGTCATTAACCGAATAAAGTTTCAATGCTGTCAGACTATCCACAACAGCCACGCTTCCGGCTGTGTCTACGTTAGCGGTGAAGAAGTCATTTGCGATTTCGAGTGAACCGGAAGGCAGGCTGAAGCCTACTGTCATTGAATCAAGAAATACATTATGGAGTTTATTCAGTGCTCCGGTGAAAGTGAATCCTATAGTTGCATTCTCAACGGCGATATTCCTAACCAGCATCGAATCCGTTACGGTAATAGCGGGGGCAAATCCGGTTATGTGGACACCGGTAGTATCGCCAGGGAATATCTTAACCTTTCCGTCATCGTATACCCAGTTAGGGCTTTCGTCATACAGCGAATCGGTCGTAACCTGTTTAACACCGAGCACACCATTGAGAAAAACCTGTCTCGGTTCAGCAACTGTTTTTCCAGCATAACTGTTACCACCACCCTCAGTCCATGTTATATAGAGTTTAGGATAAAGAGTTTCATTATCATATTGATAACTTTCAATATATTTTGTACCGATTGTACCATCATCTATCACATATAAGCTTATCCAATTATTAGCAACCCAACTGCCTCTATCGACAATCTCCTGCACTACTGTTTTTATTTCCGGTGATTGTATAAAAGCATCATTAGTCACATCCCCATCCCAATCTATCTGTGCTGTAGTAAAATTTGCAATACCGGTATTAAAATCAGTAGAATCAGTCAAAACAGCAGCATTATCCTGATCATGTGCTCCTATTTTAAGATTTAAAGTTTCTGTGAAAGCTCTATCATTGTATAGTAAAAGGAATGCCTCATCAATAGTTGCACCTTGTGCAATATTCATCTGGAATTGCATATTGCCATCGCGTGGCGTGTCATTATATCCCATTAACGAACCGGCAGTAAGCAGAAAAAAACCTACACCATGCCGTAAATTGCTATCACGATTATCTGCCCCCGAATCGAGTGAATCAGAATACTGTACTTCCCCCGGAACATAGGTAAAGCTACTCAAATCCTGCTCGACCGAAATCTTAAATATACTGTTAATTTTTGACTGTAGTAATACATCCCCTTCGGGAAAATCAATTGTAGATGTTGTCTTTATATCCTCACCCAGCACTGCTGTATCGCCGGAAAGAATCGAATCAGCAATATCCGTTTTGGGAATACTATCAGGGCTCGCTCCAACATAGGAATCCATAACCATGAATATTTTATCCAGATGCGGACGCCCTGCCGGTGGAGCTTCCCCGCCAAACGCCAATGCTCCAACTGTCCATGAGTCAACTACGAAAAGAGTATCCCTTCTATCAACAGTAAATATAGTATCTTGATTCTTTCCTGAATTTCGTGGGGGTATTGAGTTAGCCGGTAAACACAATATAAAGTTAGTAAAAGGATTCGAGATAGGCACACCACCGTTCGCCTCATTCTTTATACTATCGCTCGCTGCGGTATTATTAGTAAAATTGTAATCATGTGAGTTGAATGTTCCAAGATTATCATTAACTCCTGTCTCGAAGAATACATTATTTTCCGCAATACACCCGCTCACAGCGTTAGTAACATCAATTCCACCGTTAAGGGATATTGATCCATAGCCGTAGAAAGAGTTATTAATTATACGAACATCTGTACAACTCACTACGTCACTTTTATATGCGATACAGTTATTAGTATTGTAAAAGCCTTCCTCGCCAAATTCCGAATATGCATTATTAGTACTTACAAATGTATTTCCTATATAATCAACACCTGAAATTGTAGCTGCTCCAGAGGTAAAGATACAAGCGGTTCCGGCAATATCCTGAAACCTATTATACAATATATCAATATTAGCGGTTGTATTAGCTCCTGTCAACATATGAATAGCTTCACCATGAGCATTTCCCTGTCTGCGTTTGAAATAATTATAGCGGATAGTAAAATTGCTTTTACCCCCAGCTAACTGTAAATGATTAGCATCGGTATCGTGTATATAATTGTATTCTATAGTACTTCCTGTTGCTGCGGCGGTTTGAAAAATAATTCCCCCTAAACCTGAGTCAGTAGTAGTTCCCCATATACCATTTCCTTCGATTTCACAATACCTAACCGTATGATTATTCCCACCACCAAAAAACAAAGCATAGCAAGCGTTGGCTGTATCAAAATTAGCAAAGGTAAACTTTAAACCGTAACCTGTCGAGTCATCAGTTCGATAGCTACCATCTATAACTATACCATTGCCATCGCCATAAAAAATCCCTCTTCCGATAGTAAGTGCATTATTCTCAAATATTGTCGTCCCAGCACCGAGCGAATCTTCCCATCCAGTGGCTGAACCATGATTAGCAACCGTTGCTCTTTTTACCGTTATCCCTGCCGGTAACATTAATGCGTAATTGTCACTTTTATCGGAGAATCTTCCAGTGCTTACAAATATGGTATCTACACCGGAAATATCCGCCTTCATAGCTGCGTTTGTATTATATGCTGTAGTCCATGTTAGCCCATCAGAATTATCACCTCCACCCCACATATGCCTCACGACTCCCGCATCTGCATGACCATTTTGACAAACCACGAGCATAACGATAATGAATATTAATCCAAGCAGCCATTTCCATCGTAGAGTTTTCATCGTTTCACCGCCTGTATAGTTCTATTATCCCAAGTGAACGGATTCGGCCTGCAATCAAGATGTACGAAACTCCAGTACCAACCGACACCGTTGAACAGTTTATGGTCATAATTCATGAGCAAAATCGTATTTAAAAAATCATTAAATTTTTTAGGGTCTTCTGGTCTGACATCTACTGCGAACCTTAAATGCCAAGAGTTCGGCTGTCCGCCGACTTCCCTGTTATGCTTCTCACATCTATGCCCTGAATTGATTATCAGAGGTATGCCAATAGCTTCCCTGACACGTTCAAGTTTATTCATAGTCCGATACATCAAATCATCTGTAATCAGCCTATTACAGCATTTACAGGATAATTCGTCATATCTGAAATGCGGTGTGATCTGCAAATTTATACGTCTTTTTTCGTAAAAGGTCATTATTTCATTTTCACGTATTTAAGGATTTCCTTCGTATCAGTTTCTATCACTGAAAGACGGCGCTCTGTGTTTTCTATATTGGCTAATAATCCACTATGAGAAGGGCAAACACCATTATCATTTGATCTACGCTTCGGCACTAATTTAATTATAGCCGTTGTAACAGTTCCGAAGACACCAAATATCACAATCGCATCTCCCATTTGTATCATTATTCACCCGCTTCCTTATCTATAGCGCCTGTACCATAATCTGATAGTAGTTGCCTGTGACCATGCGTTACCGTCCTCTGTTCTTACCGATATATCAAATACTTTACCACCCGGTATACTTATTGATTGAGGCGGATTAACCGCCTGTGAAGCCGATGTAACTGTAAGCGAATCTACATCAGTCATGACATAAGCTTCTGTATATTTGTTATATACACCACTTCGGACAACAAGTTTTAACGTTGTCGAGTCAGTTTCGGCAGTGACAATAACCGGCATGATAAAGTTATAACCCAGCGGAAAGACTTTTTTAGTAAATGCGGTGTCCTGAGCGCCTGCGGTAGCATCTAATGTAATAAGCGTACTGTCGGCTCCCTCTGCTTGGACAACCTCAAGGAAAAAATCTTCATCCATTACGCTGGCGAAAGGCGCTCTGCTTTCGTGGTTGCCTGTGTAACTCTGAGCGAAACTTACCGCTGAAATTAAGAACATAAACACTGTAAATAATACCGTGATTCTTCTCATTACTGCCTCCTTATTGTTTTAGTCACCGTCATCTTGACCTTCGGAATACATATAATAATCAAGTGTTTCACCTGTGTAATTTGGTATATAGATTAATCCGGAATCACTGAATGCAACGATACTGTCGCGTCTTGCCCAACCCCATGTATAGAGCGAATCCACACCGCCGTTTGACGTTCTTAGTGTGTCCGGTTTCGGGGTAAAATCTACCCATAAAGTATCGCCATCAGAGCCAATAATAGCCATTGCATATGTAGTCGTTACCGGATTACTGTTTGCCGAGAACGTATAATGTACTGTGTCCTGATGTGCGGGAACTACTGCCAGACCTGTTGGTAATGCCGGATTGGTCGCTTCGCTATCGGCTGCGGACATGCCATACCAGCCATCGGTATAGTCGATAATTCGAACCTTACAAGCATAGAGTGAATCGGGTGTTAAACCCCCGACAGTGATCGTTTCAACGTCTGCCCCAAGTGTATCGCTTATCGCATAGTTTGAATCACTGGCACTTACGATTATATAACCATCCTCATCATTATAAATGTCATTCCATGTAAATGTCATTGAATCCGCTACAACCGCCACCATAGTAAACCCGGTCGGCACAATCGAAGTATAAGTGATTGATAAATACGGTTCTTTACCACCTGTCCCAGAACCAGCGAAAGCAACATTTTCATTACCGGTCGGCGGTGTTATATTGCCTATATCACGATCTGATATTAATGCCACATGAAGTGAATCACCAATATTATCAAAAACCGAATCACATCCTGCCGCTGAAAAATCTATCGCATTATATTGACCTACTGTCATATCAGCCGTTGAACCTATTGTATTATAATAAACCGGATAATATACTCCTGTCGCTTGCCACCCGCTGAAATCATTAAACCAGCCGGGGGAAAGCGTTCCTTTTTTTGTACTTGGCACAAGAGCAACCGTAAAATCTATAGTGCTTTGATCGCTTAACATCCACAGATTCATACTAACTGCCGTCACCGTTGCAATATTTGTTGACCATGCACCATCGAGAGGAAAACTCGCCTGCCCACGTTGTACCATGTATAATGAACCACAAATCTGCCCGCAAAGTATAGAGTTTTGCGTATTCGCTGTTAATGTATCCCTCGCACCCGTACCGGCTCCTCCACTGTATTGACCTGAATATGTTTCAAGACTGCCGTCAAGAACGCTCTGCGTTGTTGTCGATGGATCAACCGTTATCGGATAAGTGACTGATTCCGGGATGTCGAGTGTATATTTCAACAAGTCAAAACCAAGTGTCACCGTTATTGGAATATCCTTACCGGTTGCGTCTCTTGCCCAAGGAGCCGGATTCCTGAAAAGGAAATTGCCCTCTGTATCGGTATAGTAAACTTCACGTCCTCTTAATTCAAATTGTGCCGATGATTCGATTATCCATGACAGTGTGTTCCCGTCCGCAGCATCGTCTAACGTGATATACTCTTTCGTGATTTCAGCTTCGTATACCAGCGCAACGTCGATCTTCTGCATGTCGAACAGACAATGATATTTGACGGAATCGCCGCCCGGATGATAGAACGTGTAATTGTCAGGCTCACCGTCAAACCATGTTGTCTTCGGCAGTCCGTTACCGGGATCGACATACTTGTCATGCGTTCGGTTCGGATCTGTCTTCGCTTCTACCGTGATCTCTTTCACTGTCAAATCAGGCTCTTTATAAAGACCGTCCATTGGATCAAGATAATGCTCAGGTTGCATCTTTATTTCAGCTCGGAACTTGTTATTTGTGATCTTATAATGCTTCGAATTTGCCGTACGTTTCGATACTATTTCATCGCCGGGCTTTGCTTTGATTACTTCTGCACTCTGAATTAAAAGGCGTTCATGGCCGGACTTATTGATTAAAGTAAATGAATTATTTTGTCTATCAATGCCGACCATGACCGCCACGGTGGAAAGTAAGGCTGTAATTCCGCCAACCGCTAAAAGTTTCCATTTATCCATTAAAAACACCTCTATTCAGATATACGGCTATTATAAATTCTATTATGTCAAATACTACCAAGATTTTAAGTTTCATTATGTATCCTGTACCTCTCCCATTTCGCCATTGATATAATAAGTATCGGCTGGTAAAGCATCTATTGCCTGCACGGTTATTCGTATCCTGTTTACGCCATTCGCTATGCTTCCGGGAATACCGGCGACAGTCATTGTGTTCCAAGAATCTGGAGCGTCTTCATATTCCCACCCGGCGATTGAAAGTATACTATCGAGCGTCAAAACAAGTATTGAGCCGCCGGAATCCTCAAAGAAGTGTATGCGTGGGAAACCAACGCCGATTCCGCCTCTTAGGTAAGTCATGACCGCCATAATTATTGGCGTGGTATCGTCACCCCAAGGGTATGTATCGCCATTTATCCATGTTATTTTCGCCGGTCTATTATTTACTCCGAACACATCCGTAATTTCATAATCCGAGGCGTCTCCGCCGCTCTGTGAGGTATCATAAGCCCGAACCCTGAGATATACCGACAAATCAAGTTCGGAGCCGCCTGAATCGGTGTATGAGTCCCATACGAACGTGTGAGTGACTCCCACCCCGTCCGTTGCCAATGTTATTAAACCATTACCACCTGTTATTACTATTGATTCATCGTCTGCGTTGTCAGTCCCGGCAATGACTGTTGTGGTTGTCAGTACAGTCGCCGTTGCGGATTCGAGTGTATATGTCCCTTCATTTCCATTCTCTGAGCTGGTGATGGTAATGCTCATTCCGGCTGCAAAATTGGCAAACGGCGTTCCGCTCTCGGCTGTTATCACGCCTTTAGATGAACCGTTATTCACATCTATTGCACGGGTATTCGGGGACGCTCCGGCTGCCGAACTGATTGCATTTGCCGTACTCCAGTCGCCGGTTTCTAAATCGGGATCGTAATTCTCTGAAAACTGAACTTCTACACGGCTCAGTGTTTCGGTGTTGTTCTGTAATACATACGAGAGAATTATCGCTCCGTAGTAACTGTCCTCATCATCGGTTGCATAATTGCCAGTTACTGTCGGTGTTCCGTAAACTCTTGTGTCGCTCGGTGTGATTTCCAGTGTCAGATTATCGGACGTTTCTCCGTAATGCAATCCGGGTGTTGTAGTCATAGTCAGGGAATTAGCTGAAAAGGCTGTCTCTACGTCTGCCTCGTTTTTCGCTTTGGCTTTAAAAGTGTACGCCGTATAATCAGTAAGCCCGGGAACCGTTATCTCACCATCATTCCATGTTGAATAATCATTCCAACTTTCGGAAGCGCCGTTACTTGTGCCATCCGGTTTCAGATAATTACCATTCGTGTTATCATAGACGGCATACTGTGCTTTATCAGAGTTTATTGTGTTAGCTGTTCCGGATGCCGAGAAATTAAATGTTATCGAACCGCTTCCATTCGAGGAAATAGTCGGCACACCCGGCACATACGCCGGTGTTGTCGCTGTCACTACAGTAGTTGGGCCTCTGCGTTTTTTTGCCATTATGCCACCAAGTTAACTTCAATCGCTTTTAATAGTATTTGCCCATCTCCGAGGCTGTGATCGTTTCTGTAAACTAACCATTTCTTTTTCTGCGCTGTCGGGATCCCGCAATATTCATAAATTCGGCGATGTCTTATATTTATCATATCTCCATTTTCTACCCAGAGCGCCGGGTTTTCCCGTGTCCTGATAGTTGCTACATGCCGTATGGGCGCTCTCGTTTCAATTAAATGCTGAAATAGTTTCACAGCCGTTGCCCGGTCTCGAATATAATCAGCATCTATCTTCAATGTCTGAGTTGTACTATCACAATTCGTATATGATCCAGCGCACAGCGTTTCCAATCCTATAATAGTCTGGCTATTCTCCATGTACGCTTCATCGCCTGCTATAAGGGATGTGCCAACGCTCCCGACAGTACCATCGCCGTTATCCATTGTGATCGTACCTTCGTATCCGCTTGTTGCATAGTTTTTCTTATAATTCAGCACAAATGAGTTTTTGACATCTGCCGGATTAATCTGTTCAAGAGTAAAATCCATTATCGGGTTACGTGTCATTATCTCATTGCCGGTACCGTCCGCCGCCGGACTGCAAGATTCCTGAAATATATCGAGATCGCCGGGTGTGTTTGTTCCTGAGTGCGGGAAAAAGTCTGTCGTATCCCACGCCTTGGCTGTAAGTTTATTCTCTTCGTCACGATAGATAATAGTCCGGCATTGCTCACCTATACCGTCAAGAATGTTATTGACTTCTTGCTGCTCGGTGAGTTGGAATGCCAGTATCCAACTCGGCAAATCGGTTGCAAGTGTATCCAATGCTGTTGTGTCGATTTCTGCGGCTGCCATGCCGATTTCGTCACGAGCAAGTGATTCGATGATATGAGAGGGGTTTTCAATGAGTGCAGAATTTTCGCCGGTGATCGTGCCGGAGCCGTCATCTGCAACACCTTGGCTATCAAGATAAACTGTTGTGATACGTTCAGGCGTGCTAAAATATCGTACCTGTAAACAAGATATTTCATAATCAAGAACCGGGGATGCAAAAGCACTGACTTCAATCTGAATAAGTTTTGACGATAAATCCCAATCCATTTTACCTGAGTCAAGGTCTGTAATATTTATTATTCTTGTTCCTGTATTATATATTGATGTTACTGTTTTAAGTACTGAACCGGCAGCCAATATATGAAACGTCTGTCCGGTTTCAGCTTCATCTGGTTGCTTTTCTGTTCTTAGATTTGAAGTGTCAGGAACAGATTTTATACGGTAACGTCCCTCATTATCGCCGGTTGTGATAACGAGCATATCACCAGCGGTAACGCCTATACCGCCCCAATTTCCTACTGCCCGTGAAAAATTACTTGTTGATGAATCTATATTGGTTGTTATCCCATCACTGCGCTCAATATCTCTTGACTGTGCAGGTTTTTCTAACACTTTTAATATTAAATCAATAGCCGGATCGGTATTATTATCTGTAAGGTAAAATGATACTTCTACTTTTTTTATTTCACCCGATGAACTTATAGATGGGAACGCATATTGTGCCCATGAGGTTGATTCACTGAACAAAGCCACATCGGCAGCCGAATACGCATTTTCTGGATTAGTAAAATTTACAGACGAGTAAACCGAGGATGGGATAATACTGGTTCCTTCTCCAAAGAAATCAATGTTATAAGCATTCACTTCCGTTGGATATACATCACTGTTTGATTGATTGGGGTGTGATTTAGGGGTTGCCTCAATATATGAATATCCAGAGCCTTTATCAGAACTGATATTTGCCCAGAATCGGGAAAACCCTTTCATGCCACTCGAATAAAACGCCGGGAATCCATTGATAGTGTCTTTCAATGCTGTTTTTGCTATAAGAATTTTCATCGGTGTATCATGGTCAAAATCACCAAAATCCACTACCGGAAATGGAAAATAGTCACGCACACCGGAAAGCGGATTAATAGAAGAACCGGAATATTCAGAACCGATACCGATTTTATGAGTTCGTGTGCCTTGCCAAATATCGCCATAAGTTATTGGATATGGTTTACCCAAGTTTTCTTCCGGGCAATTCGTAAAATCATCATCGGTAATAATATTTTTTGGTATAATGGGATTTTGAACCACATCGCTTTTTACAAGGTCAAGTTCAAGTTCTTTATTGTCGATACTGAAGTTATCTATCCTGCCCCGGTAAAGTTCCGCCATGCCGGTATAACTTGACGGCTCGGTTCCATAATAACGGTAGACATATGCTGTTCGATTTTTAAGTTTCTTTGTATTGTATCTGAGTTCGAGAGTAACCGACTCAGCGTTGAACTGTACAAATTCATTGCCTGTTGGGGCTGTATTTGTGACATCGTTTTCGCTCAAGAGCATAAACTTGATTGTGCCGCCGGTAGCGGCCACGATTGCAGCCAACCCGGCTGCATTAAGACGTAAATGATTACTCTGCTCATTTACGGGCAAAGATGCGCTGTAAGTGATAAACTCCGCTGTTGACCATGCAATATTCAACTGAGTGATATAATCGGTATAAGCGCCGGTTGCCTGCCAGCCGGTGAAATCATTGAATATTGCCGTATTCCCGATTCCGTAACTGCCTAACGATGACCATGTGCCCGCAACAAGAATGAGATTTATATTCGTGCTTGAAGTGAGATAAGTATTTATCCCTTGCAGAAATATCGTTGCTTCCTCGCAAGAGGTTATTCCAGACGGGACTGAGAACTGCATAAACCCGCGATAATTATAATATTTATTAGTACCTGCATCATAGGATTGCCCGACTGTGATTGTCGGCCACATAAATTCATCGGCAGACGTTGCATTTCTCACATCGTTATACGATTCTGCATAATTCCCTATACTGATAAGTCGTCCGGCTCCCCTGATTGCGCCTTGCGGTTTTGCGTTCAAACTTGCTTCGGTGCAAAATTTCAGTTCTTCTGAAAGTTCAAGATTCGATATGCGAAGTGTCGATACCTGTTCTAAACCGCCGAATGGTTTAATCTGTCGTGTGATTGTTCCGGCACTTCCGATGCCTTGATTCAATTCAAGTCCGAGGTCGGGAATACGCACATGCAAGCGGGCGTCAATACCCATCTTTTTATAATTATCGTTTATATTCGATACCGCACTAAAATCACGCATTAATCGACCTCTTGCATTTCAAATCGTAATTCATGATAATTGACATAATCTTCAACTAATATACTGTCTGGATTCATGAGCTTCACTTTAAATGCCGTTGAACCGTCCCCTGGCGTGTAATAAAAGGCTTTTAACGATCCATTGATCGTTGTATTAATAAATGTTTCAATCTTGGTTATATCGGCGATATTCCCGGATTGCGTTGCTATCGCTACCCATGCACTGTAATTGAATTTACGGTAGTTCGTGCCATGTGACATTGTCATTATCTCACCGGCTTGTGATTTATCGGTCGTCTGATTGAACGTCCGCTGTCCGGTCGGCACATCACCCCTGAAGCCACCCTTTGGAAAGGTGATCGTGGTTGTCGGGCTTGTGGTATCCGGATATTCAAACTGCGGGTCTGCCATTATGCAACCTTCATTTTTCTAAGATAAACAGCTTTTTCAATCGCATCCGCTACTTGCTGCGGGTCGAGTTCTCTGTTTTGATTTATTACTGTCACATTGATATTCCCAACCGAATAATCATTGCTTGTCATTTTACTCAAAGGAATAACCTTGCCAGATGTATAGGGCTGAAAGAACTCCGGTTCCCGTTCATTCACACGATAGAGACCGCCCGCCATAACCGGGCCGCCGGTTGCACGTTTTTCGAGAAATGGAAACATACTTTTGATAGCTATCCCCGCACCCTTTACGAATGTCCCACCAGTTATAAGACTAAACAAACCACCCATCGCAGAATAAACAGCCATTTGTTCCATCATATTTTTAAACATACGAGTAATATTATCAAATGTATTGCCCGCCTGTGTCTGAGCATTATAGAGCATTGATCCCCATGTCTGAGCAAAAGATGCGACACGATCTTCCATGAACTTAATTTGTACCTTTGATTGTTCTTCGTCTACTGCGCCAAGTTTCATTGCTAAAATTTGCGCTGCCAAAATACGCCGTTCATCATGCTCTTCTATTAATCCGAATTCAGCATCAAAATGGAATTTCAGGAGTTCTTTCTGTGTGTCGTATCCCTCGGTTGCTTGTTCTATCATAAGTTCACGGGATTCAATCCATAATGATCGGCGTTCCTTTTCATACGATTCGCTTTCTTTGATATTATTTTTTAAAATGTCTTGGTCAATTTCAAAAGGAAGTTTAATTTCTATCCCCTCAAATGGAAGCTCAGTAACTTTAGCTTCTTTCGATGATCTCGTTTTTATATCTTCTATAAAGGGATATAATATTTCAGCCTTTGGTGTGGTTATATTAGGCATATTAACTATCTTATCAATTCCCGATACCAAAGGTGTTCCGTATTCCTTTCTTGCAAGAAGGCCGTACTTCGGGCCAAACTGGAAATCATCAGGCAACCCCAGTTTCTTTCTTAATTCAGCGGCGTCCTCATTGCTTTTTTCTGCAATATCCGTAATGAATTTATCGGAACTCAAATAGGAAAGACCCCCCAATGCCAGCATTCCCTTTTTCCCGGTAAAAACAGCAGCGATTACTCCGTATTCTTTTACCCAACCCGGCAGCGAATTAAAGCCTTCAATGGCTGTTCCAAGTGTATTGCCCAATGTTTTTACAATAGGTAACAAATCATTAAAGATATTTTTTGCATTGCCCAAACTGCCGACTATATTATCGGAAATATTTTGTGCAAAATCTTCAAATTTCCCCGACTTTTTCATTTCTTCGATTTTACTGATAACTCCATCAACTTCTTTTTTTATCCAATCCATAACACCGGAATTCATAACATCAGTCCGAAACTGGAACCATGCATCACTAAGCATCGATGTTTTGCCCTTCCATGTTTCGGCAAGTTTATCTGTAGCTCCCCTAAACTGGCTGTCAGCTTTTTGCCATTCATCCATCATCTTTTTGCGGGTTTCTTCTGCGCTGTAAGAGACGCCAGCTTGGAATCCCATCATTGCAAGAACACCACGCTCACGGAACATATCAGCACTTGCCGCTCCTGCCGAATACATTCTAATGACTTGGCTTGTAGTGTCCTGAACTGAAAGTCCGGTCGTTGCCGCAAGGTCTCCTATGAGTGGCATCCATTTAGTCACTTCATTTACGCCGCCCCTCATGACACCAGCAAGGTTTGTCGCAGAACCCATGATTTGATCATAGGTGTGAGGTACTTTTGAGGCATACTTCGCCATTTCTTCGAACATGCGGTTGCCTTCATTTTGAGACCGTAAGAGTACCCCTAACCGGGTTTGGTATTGCTCTGCATTATTGGCCGCTTCCATAAAACTATTTTTTAATTTATTGAGCAGATACATGGAACCAGCACCAGCCATAAGAGAATTGAGTTTACCTAAACCTGAGCTTATTTTAGATAAACCCTTTTCGGCCTGACCACCGGCTTTCTCGGTATCCCTGAGTTCTTTATTGATTGTACGAATGTTTTTAACTGCGCCTTTTTCGTCAATCGTAAATTGTACAACAATTCCTTGAGGCATTATGGTTTCTCGCTGATAAAGCGTTTAGTGTGATCGTGTATCGCAAGCAAGTACTCAAAAAACGTCTCTTTGTCGTCAACCTCGTAATCCTCGTAATTCATAACAAATTCCAATTTGCTCAAAGTCGGATACCCGTTCATGTCCGAGCCGGAGAGATGTATCGCTTTCCGATAGATAAGCAAGGCAATGAAAAAATCATTATTCCATGCCGGCGTTGCATTCCCCTGTAATTCAATACATCCATTTCCAGGGATAGCACAGTATGGGTAGCCTTTGCACCCGCTGCACTTGAATGGTGTCCAGTTCCAGACGATAGCCTCGTTAAGACATTTATCAAGGTCAATTCTCCTGTTTGTCTGTAGTATCGGGTGCTGAGTCTGTCGAAGTATCGCCGTCCTTATTTTCGGTTGTGGCTTCGACTCCGGTAGGTTCGAAGTGTTCCATAAACTCAATAATATCATTTTCGTCAAACACATCAGATTTGAGAACAAGAGCATCACGTATCCCGGAAGTAAATGCGATTTCATTGCCTTTTTCATCAAGCAGATTATCCCATCCTATGAGTGCGAACCTGAAAAGCGAAACCATTAAAGCGCCGTAGTCATATTCCCTCGACAGCGTTGCATTGAGTTTCACACGTTTCATAACTGCATCGTCAAGATCGAAATAAAACACCGTGCCATCACGCTCGATAGTAAAGGGCTTCTGTTTTTCGCATTTGAAAGTTATTGGCATATTTCCCTCTTAGGTTGCCGTTAAGATTCTGATATCCTCTGTCACTGTTGACATATGAGTGAGGTTGTTAGTATTTTTGAAAGCTTGAAAGCTCGGCGAAAAGATGAGCGGCGAAGCATCGCCAACCGCCGGATTTGTTCTGGTGTTCGGCGTAGGGTAGAGCTCTGCAAACTGTGCAAGAAAATTGTTCGTTTCGACGCCATCCGAAATCGTCAAATCAGCCTGTAATATCGAATTTGCTGTCATGGCCGCTCCGATAGCTGCAACTTCATCGGAATCATCATAGCGTGAGGTTGTAAAATCAAGATATACTTGTCTCGGATTTCCTCGAATCGGTACAATGATGTATGGTGAAGCCGTACCCCACTTAGTTAAGAAATTGTTTTTGATTCTGATAGTGAAATTCGTAATCGTAAGTGCATCGGTCGAAGCCAGTGCGTCCGCCGTTGTGCCAATCCTGAATGTAGCATCCTGCATTTTCAAATATGTCGATGCTGTCGGAGAAGCGGTTGGAATTGCAGCAGCCGCCTTGGTGAGTTTTGCAAAGATGAAATCAGATTCCAACATGACGATTGAAGTATCCGCACTGCCAATAATACGCACTTCTTCGATCACCCCGCCCGTATACTGCCACCGTTCGACAACTTTGTCGATCACGAGCGAATAAATAAGTGCGTTTTCCGCAACCGGAGTCATGTCTGCGGCGTCATGACCCGTAACGCCTATTAGAAACTCCACAGAGTTATCATAATCGAAACGGGATACAACCGTTACCCGGTGGATCTCTCTGTCAGCCTGCCCGTGTACTGACGATGCACCCCAACCTCGTTTTGTCTCATCCTCAATGTCCATATACTCATTGGTTTCACTTGCCGAAACGAATGGAAATGCCAGTTGCCCGGATGCTTCAAGCGTTCCAAAAGTCGCTACTACTTCGGGTACAAGTACCGCCTCCGCCATGAATCCTTTTCCTATTACCGGTGCTGCCATGATGAGCCTCCTTAATTATGGTCTACGTCAAATTCTATCGTTAAATAAAACACTAATTTCTGTATACTTCTATCCGGTGATTGAAAAGCGTCTATATTATCAACACTCACGTTGTCCGCATGGCTCCAGAGTGTTGAGTTTGTCATTATGGCATCATACGCACTATCATTCCATGCTGCCATATCTGCGGCCGATTCCGCCTCTGCAAAAAAGTGTATTTCAGGGTGGAAAAACACCTTTGAAACTCTGGTTGCGTGAGGTTGACACTCTTTATTGCCATCAGTGACTATAAATACAGGGAAGTCGGTAAAGTCAATAAACTCATCAGGCAATATCTGATACATCCTTGCAACCGTATTGCTTGACGATGAATAGGTTATGCCGCTTAAATCGGTTAATATTTGCGCTGTTGTGCTGAAACTCATGATGGTTTTACCGTCACTTTCCAGTTTACAGACCACATACGTCGTTGCTTTTCGTCAAGTCCGAGATTGAAAACTCCATCACTTGCGGTCGATGAATCGCATAACTCACCCGGTATCGGGTTCTGAGTAATGTTTTTCACTTCGTCATTATCGCTGTGTGCCGCAATAGTTGTTCCCAACTGTGCCCGTGCCGCCGTGATCGTAGTGCTTGCTACTGTCACTTTAAGAATTTCCGAACCGATAAGGATATAATCATTCACCGTGAAGGTACTTGCTTTCGTTGTTCCGCTTCCGTTGTCGGGCGTGAAAGTTATCGGATTCGTTACTGCGCTCATTGATGCAGTCAAATAACAGCCGTCGTATGTTTCCCGATTATGGAGTGATCTCACTCGGTCGAGCAATGTCCGTGCCCGTGCTTCCCCGACTGTATCGGCTGTGTCTTCAGCTATCCTGATTATTGCCTGATATTGAGCAATCATTATCGTGTTATGAACTATCACCTGTTCAGGAGCGTCATCATATACCGTTACGAGTGCATTCGGCGTATCGTGCATGTTATTATAGACAACAGACCCGCCGCTCAGTTCGAGCGTTGCCATGACAAAGTATCTGACCTCATCAACTCTCATAATGGTTTTTCCAAGTTTTTGATATATCTTTGTTTGTTCGCATCGAGCGCCCTCGTTAAAAACTTTCTACCGACCATGTTGCCCTTTGAATCGTAATAGTAACCGCCCGTTAGCTTTGATATACTCATTGCAACCGCGCCGTGAACAGAAGTCCGTTTACCGCCTTTACCGATTCGTATAAACTCACTTGTACCATGCGGCGGATGTGCCCGATAGCGTCCTTCATGCAACCAAAGAGAATACGGGGTGTCACCGCCTGAAACCTCGATAATAAAGCCGTTGCCATAGCCAAGATCGGTAACCTCTCCTGACATTGATGCTCTGTGAGTTCCCTCGTCGACCGGCGCGTTATCCCTTGCTTTCCTGAGTAAATCCGCTTGAACACGATTACACCGCCCCTTGACTATTAGCCGTTTCTTTGTAAACGCTTGGCGTGTCTGATTTATCGTTCTCTGGACACCTTTTATTATTATTCCTCGTGCCATTTATAAACCTAACTGTTTGACAAACGCCTCGTAATGGTGTAGTGTTCCGTGTAAAGTAAAAGGATCGCATTTAATAACACGGTAGCTCACACCCCCAATTACAACCTTATACCCATAGTCAACCGTTGCATCCGAGTCAAATACTATCAGGCCGTCACTTAGTTCGATTTGCCCCTTGCCGTTATTTACCTCTGTGATCTTGCGCTCGAAATAACATGCCTCTCCTGATGTCTCAGCGGTTGTATACCCGTCTTTACCGTTCGCCTGCAGTGTCGGAGCGTAAAGATCGCATGTCTGTTCAAGCTGGGCTGTGAGGCTCATTTACGCCACCTGCTTTAATGGTTTATATTTCCGCGCCATTTCTTTTGATGACAAATCAGAATCAGCTTTATCGAACTGTGAACCGATCTCAACCTCACCCTCGTCGGCAAATTCGGAAATGAATGGCGATAGATTATGAGTGCAATTCGGGTGATACGGAGGTCGATAAGTCAGTTTCGGAAATCGCTTGCTATTTCCTGAAATACTGAATATCTGGTTTTCATACATTCGGCAAAAATCCACCGCTCCCGTATCCGTAATTATTACAAGATCGACCCCGTCCTGCTTGCATCGATTAACCGTACCTTCAGTATGAGCCGCCCTTGAGAGTGTTCGTGCCAGTAAGTCTGAATAGGCCTTTGCATTCATCGTGACTTTACCGACCGTTATCATGCCATCTACAGTGTTATTTCTCAGGTTATCAAGTATATTCTTTGACACTTGAGGTCTTGACTGTCCCTCAATAATACCTTTGCCGATGCTTGCTGCTATTCGTTGCTTGTTCCCGGTAAACTGAGAGAATTTAATGAAACCTACATAAGTCTGTTCCAAAGCATCTGCAATTATATTGAAGTCCGCCATGACTCCCTGAGCAGTCAACATGGCTGCATCTCTTTGCAACCGTGAGAATGTTGCCGTGTATTCGTTTCCGAGATATTTCTTCAACAGTTCCCGGTCTTGATGAAACCCGTTCTTGTAAGCCTTCGGGATGTATCGTTCCGCCCATATTGCATTATCCCGTTTAAGAGCCGTGATATGCTTCTCAATTTCTCGTATTTTTTGGGTTGCTCGTGTTTTCGCCACAGTCGTAAAATCAACGCCAATTAATATCGCTTTCAGGTCTGCAAGGGCTTCGGCATAGATGTCTACTATAGCCTGCCGTCCGGGCGTATTCGGTATCGGGTCTAATGTCATACAAGGCCTACCCTCATCCAGGGAGAAAACTCAGACAATAGCGATTGTGGAAATTCTGTATTAGCAAAACCATCACTGTATGTTTCCTCAAATTCACCTATCCGAACACTTTTTATATCTTTATCAGTCGCCAGAATAGAGTTTGTTTCAATGTAATATTTAATCAACTTCGCAACTGCTAACTTAATACCGACAGGGAATACGACACGAGTGATCGTAACCGTAGTTAAGCCCTCGACCTCATCAATAAGCTCATTTGTACTTGTAAGTGTCAATGTTCCGGCTGCGACTGTTGCAATCACTTTAATGCTGTTATTGTTGAGCGTATCCTGAATATCAATGTCCATTCCAGCGGCGAAATATGCCTCCACAAACTTACTATTACTGTCGGCTATCGTATCCGGGGCGCCTTTCACACAAGCAATCGAAGAAGCTGATATATATACGGTTTTCTGATGAAACCGGTTATTGCATAAATTCATAACAAATTCTTGCACATCCGGGATAATAGCACTCAGATAAGTATTATAATCCGATCCCGTGATCCGCAGTCTGGTTACGACTTCAGCCGTTGTAATTATCGGCATTGGTTAATCTTTCCCTGCCATTTTTGCAGTAGTTTTCTTTGTCGGTTTTGTCAGTTCTTCGAGTTGTGATTCAAGTTCCGCAATTCGCTCTTCTGCTGCGATAAGTTTTTCTTGCGTTTCGATAAGCAATTTCTGTTCTGAACCGCTGAGTTTCTTTTGCGCTGCCAGTCCCTTTTTGATAACCGCTGCTCTGTTTTTATCAGCTATTTGCTGCCTTACTGTAATCATTATTCGCCTCGATGAAAGAGTTAATTTATGAGCGGGCTTTTACACCCGCTCAAGTTTAAAGTGATTATGGAGCTGTAGCTATACCACCGGCACCTGATGCTGTTGCATCGGAAGAGCCAATAAACACAACATCATTACCAGCCTCACTATCCCATGCCGCATAACCTGCCATCGAGCAGCTGTGCATGAGTATACCTTCATTATTCGGGTTTGTGCCAATAAAGAGTGAAGTTAAATCAGCACCTTTGTTGACATTGAAATTTACAAACGTACAATCACGGAATATAATCCACCCGCTTATAGCCGTTGCATCATACGATTTGATAGCTCCGTGCGTTAATGTTGCGGAGTAAGAAAGGATATGACATCCATTGAAAAAGCACTGACCCACCGGGCCATCCAATACGATGTTGGCATTTGTACCAGCCCTAATAGTCGAGTTTGTTCCGAATGTACATCGGTCAAAGGTATTTTCAGAACCTGTCAAGTACAGATCGTTTGCACCGGTAGCGGCTGCGGGTGTTGCATTACCGCATCCTGATACATGTACATTAACAAAATGATTCCTTGCGCCGGACACTATTAGAGCCCCAACTGCGACAACAGAATCACCATAATTCACTATCGACATATTAGCAAATACATTATTGTTCCCAGTGACATTGATCAGTGAAGCGAGCGCATGAGGAAATATCAGCGTCCCCGGAACGAATGTTGCATTCGATACTCTTGCCCGCTGGTTATACATCGAACCGGAACATAGGCCAACTGTAGTTATGCCATGCTTAGACCAGACTAATGTAGTGTCAAAATATGATGTTGTATTTGCGCCCGTGGTGCCCGATGACATTAGAACTATACCATCACCGTCCCCGGTAGTGCAAAGCCCATACGCAGTCACAATACTTGCCACAGCCTGATCTTTCGATCTTCCGTTGTTTGTAGATGCCCCATTCTCAGGATCGACAAAATACCAATCACCCAATATTTGAGGTAGCCCGGACGGCAGTTCATTTTCGAGCTTATCATACAAAGGGTCGAGTGTATGCCTGAGCGGTAATGTCGACCGTGATCCCAGCCAGCCATCCGAAAATACAGCCGTACTCAACACAACGATAAGCAGTAGAACTGTTATAGAAATTCTTTTAAATAACATTTTCTTTTCCTCTCTGTTTATCCATTGGTGACGAGTTTAGCTACACGGATATTTTTCTGGAGCCATACACGAGACCAGTTAGTACCCACGATAAGCTGTGCATTAGTCGGCGAGAAGTTCCCCGTTGTGACCGAGGTCGTCGAGCTTAATCCCTGCGGATGCAGAAGCAATGCCAGCCTTGATACGGTTTCATACTGAACGCCGCCGAGACCCTGTAAAGGTTCACGCACTGTCTCGATCAATGGCTCGTCGATAGGCACGGGAGCTCTTGCAAATGCACCGGTTCCGAATACGAATGTATCGTATTTATACCCAGATGTACTTCCTGCGGTTGCGGTCATATCATCATCTACCAGCACACGCCGTCCCTTGTAATAGGGTATTTCAGGGCTTTGCGCTGATTCTCTGATATTGTCTATCAGATCGAGTCCCTGTAACCGCCTGAAAGGCACGGAATGCATACAAATTGCAGCAAACATATCCCAGCGATCACCTTGAAGATGGAACGTGTCCAGAATCGCATCTCCATCAATGAGGTTCGCATCCTGAGCATTGTCACCATCTTCGATTGATATGTCATTGAGCAGCACAGCCATAGAAGCGGCTTCGAACATGCCGGTAAGTTTTGCCAGCATGATGGTCTGCTCTTCACGTACCCAGTAATCGACAAATCTGTCAAGAAACACCCTGACAGGATCACTGCCTGCTGTGACCTTTATCAATGCAGAAGATTTGAATGATTTTGCGCGGTAGTCTTTTTGCGCATACGAAATATCTGAGGTGATTTGCCCGGATGTGATTTCTGTCTCACTATCCGTAACCACCGAGGAATCACCGGAAAGGTCATCCCATAACGGCATATCGACAGTCCTGCCAGGTGCATTGGCTGCAGCTACGATAGCCGGTGTTGATTGTGCGATACCGCTCTGAACCAGCAAGCTTTTACTTGCTGATTGCTCGACAAAATACTGTTCTGCAATTTCGGGTTCAAGGCTAAGATCCGCTATTTCTACATAAGTTGCATCAGCCACTTTTTACTCCATTCTTAATATCCGGCCGCTTTCTTGTACTTGTTATAAAGTTCCGGATTATTCTTTTTTAATATGAGCTGTTGAGTCATATTGTAATATTCAGGTTTAAACGGATTCTTTCCGCCCTCAATCATTAAATTCACATCATGAGGATTACGAGTGTTATCCGCCAACCTCTTTTCCACTTCAGCCGTAACCGCCGCCTCAAACTCAGTTTTCAAATTGCCCATGTTTCTGTTAGTTGAATCTTCATCGTCGCCGATGAAATATTTCACCAGTTTCACGGGCAGCCCAACTTCATTAGCAGAAGTAACCGCAAGGGCAGTCAACTCAGATTTAAGTGTTTTCTTCTCTGCCGATTCGACACGAAGCCTCAACTCTCTGAGTTCTTTTTTCTCTTCAGTTTCAGGCGGATGGTCGGTGTTATATTTTTCAAGTATAAGCCCAGGTAACTTTTCTGATTTGAACTTCTCTTCAAAACTCGTCATTGCCTTTGTTGCGTGAGCGTCCCGGTAACTCTTTAATACAGGATTATTTTCAACAAATGAATGCACATTATCAGTCGACAGTCCCACAAGTGGATTCATCCCCTCAAGGTACTTTTTGACATCTGCACTTTCTTTGTTTTCGTCGATAAATGTTTTTACGTCTGTAAATTCCATGATTTACTCCTTTTCGCTTAGGTACGTGCCCCAAGTGCAAGGTTAAGTGTTTTGATTTGTATTATTTTCCTGATTTATATTCTCTTGATTCACGTTCATATTCTCGAACGGATCTGCTGGTGCCTCCTCTTCTATACGTGCCATTTCGGCCTCTACGTCATCAATAAACGGCATAAGGCTTAATATCGTTCTCATGCTTATCGTGCCTTTGAGCGCTGCCGCCACATCTGCGTATAACGAAAGTTCTATCGGCAGGTTACGTGTAAACTGTATTGTTATATTCAGCCAATCAAGTTTCTGCCCTTTTATCGAAGTCAGTGTATTTAAAACTTCGAACATATGCCGTGTCGCTGCCGTAAATTTCCGCTCTTTTGTGATACTCTTGTTTTCAAGTCCCATGAGTTTATATTTGCGGCTTTCCCCCGACTGTGCACCGCCTGAGAACTTTTCGTCATTCAGGTTCGGTATACGTGCAAACCGATAAATATTGTCTTCTAAACGGGCGAGATGATGCTCTAAGAAAGCGTCTTTAATATCCTTCGTTAAATATGCAGCCTCACCTCCCTTTGGTAGGCTCATAACTCGTGAGTTTGCTATTTCCTCGGCCTGCTCTTTGTCAAGCGATGTTCCGGTAACTTTGAGATATGCATTCCTGAATGCCTCAAACTCATCTTGATTGAAAGAGATGCACTTATCATAAGCATCAATCAAAGCCTTTGTCTTTTCAAAGTCACCTTGCTTCTCATTGTTATTTATATATTCAAGCAACGGAATTAGTTTGAAATTATGAGGAAGTGGATTGATAGTCTCGGTGTCATCAGTCATAAACGTGCCATCGGCTACCTCTATCCAAAACGTGACATGAGTATTATCATACCATTCGACACGATACCGCTCGCTGGCCGTACCGTTCTGCACAACTGCCACTTTATAATATCGCATTGCAGCCTGATTATCTTTAGTGCTCATGTCTTTTATGAATATACATTCCCATGGCGGAATACTCATCACGCGCTCAGAAACACCAGATTCATCCTTGCCCTGATATAGCAACCGACAGGCACGGCCACATATAGATTGGAATTTACCCGTCTCTGAATCGAGGTCTTCAATGTTGTTTACCTTATTAAACTCCATTATGTATTCATCTTGCTTATCATCGGCTGCTTTATTTTCGTTTTCATCGCCTCCTGAATCAGTTTCGTATACTATCGGATTGCCGTAAATGTACCCGGTGAACGTATCGACTATCTCACCCCTGAAATCATGAGGAAGCTTATTGCAGATACCGTCTTGTGATTTGTCTTCTCTGCCAAGTATCGGCACATCGCCTTTGTATTCTGCGTAAGCGGTAATCTCTGCCGTGCGCCGCTCCTCATTCGCTTTAATCAGGTCTTTAATGATGTCAGAGTTTATTTCACCATTCATTTCTTTAATTTTGAAAAGTGCAGCTGCAAGGGCATCAGTCATAATCGCTGGGATGGTTGTCTTCCCAACTATTGCGCCTGTTATCGTTCGTGGACTCATCCTGATACCCTTCGTATAGATGCCCCGGCTGTAATCTTTTGAGGTTCGACAAGCATGTCATAGCCACCTGCCGCCGAATCCGGCTGGTCATCGTGAGTGGCTTCCGGGAAGTTCTCGCATTCCGTGATAAACGCATCATTCCACGGCGCTTTGAGAACCTTGACATTCCCAGCCTCGCATTGAGCAGACAGAGGCGAAAAACGAGTTACTTTATCCTTTTGCGATAACGATGCACTGGCGTTAAACCCCGCCAGTGTCCTTATAAGCGATTGCACTTCTGATTTACCCGAGGCTCCAGGCTCTTGTTCCAGTCCGATTATAACGCCCTTGCCGTCCTGCGATGCTGTATTTTTGATTGCATCGACAACTTTCTTTGGTGATCCTTGAAAGCGAACAACATTCAAGATATACACATACCCTGCTTTATCCATACCCATCTTTACGCCCACTGTCCAGTCAGGATCGTTATCGGCTGTCTTTTCTGTTGCCGCTCTATCCCAGTAGCGTACAGTTTTTTCACACACCGGAGCTGCATCGACAACCTCTACCCATCGGCGCTGAAAGTATAAGCCTGCTGCCGGCCGTATTTTCCAGTTGTTTTTGAGTAATTGTTCACGTTCTACATGGCCGAGCGCATTAAGATTAGCAAGATATCCGGGGTCTTTTTTGAGCAATATTGGATTATCATATATATTTGCAGGGATGAATGTAAACGATTTCGGCAATGAATCACTACCATACTTCTCTTTCAATTCGGCCTCGGTTGCCGCCCAGCGGAGCTCATCATTGATATGCAGAAAATAACGTACAACACCGCCACGTTCCTCAATTGGATATCCTGTGTCGTGATCTATCCACCATTCTATCATTTCGGCGATAAACGAATCAGGATCGGGATTGCATGTCGCTCGAATATATGGCCTTACACCACACAAAGAACGATTACGGGAAAGCATGTAAAAGAATATTTTTTTGCTAAAATGTGTTATTTCATCAAAAGCCATATAGGTAATTTGAGCGCCCTGGTATGCTAAGCGATCCTTGTCGTATTCCATGTGAGCGAATGTCATCTTTGCGCCGCTTGGGAATATCCATTCAAGCGTTGTTTGCTTAGGTCGTGCCCCGGCAAAAGGGTATATTTCTTCTGATTCATCCCACAGTCCGCCCTCGGTTCGAATCTGTGTGGACTGCTGCCTGAATATCACACCGCCGAAACCCGGATTATTGACGTGCCTCACAGGTTCAAGCAGTTCCCCAAATGTCTTTCCACCGCCAGCCGCACCGCCGTAAATGACAATATCGGCCGCCGAAGACAGAAACATCATCTGCTTACCCGGTTGCGGTCTGATTATCCTCTGTGGTGTCTGTTCCATCGCTCCTGCCGTTGTCGGGAAGCTCAAAGATAGTAATATTAGACCCGACATTAATATTGACAAGCGGGTCTTTTGCTTTAATCCCAAGTAATTCATGCCGCTCCTTTTGCACTGCCAAACATGCCTTGTAATCTTGTATTGATATTGATCGCTTGTAGAGGTCTTCCAGTCTCGTTAAACCGAGTCCTATTTCATAATCTTTTTTGTAGTCTGATATTTTTTCAATTTCCTTTCGTGCCCTTTGCATATATGCGTCAATAGTGCGCTCGCTGACATTCCATGTCCATCCCGGGTCTTCTTTTTCCGCCTGTTTTGATATATATTGAAGCATTTCTTTTCGGGTGAGGCCCATGATTATTAAGCTGACAATGGCCTCGACACGAATGATTAATTCTGCTTTTGATGTTTTTTCACCGGGCATTGTACATCTCTTCCATCCATGACTTATGAAATTCATATAAGGCTTTGTCGTTAGTGAGGATAAACTGTTCTGCTCGTGGATTCGCAGTCAGGTTGGCACTGCCTTCTATGACAAAGTAATCCGGGTATTTTTCAAGTAGCATTATTTTAGTGTGATTCATAAAGGCAATATACCTCATGCCTCGTTTCAATAGGCCTTGTAAAATCATGGCATATACGGCTGTTTCACGGCGTTTGAAGTATAAGCCGGTCATTAATGACATCTTTTTGACTTGTTTTGAGTCTATTAATTCAAGCATTTCTTCTGCAACGGTGCGATTCATAGTCGATGTTGATACATAAAAGTCATTGATACCGCCTGCAAGATTAATGATGTGCGGGACGTATGTCCAAAAATCGAAATTACCGCTTGATATAACATGCAATGAATAACCAGTTTCCGGTAATATCGGCATGAGTTCGGCTAAGTGTTCAAGTTTTATTTCATTGCGTTTTTTTGCTTTCAGGTGTATCCGAGATGTCTTATGTTGTGATTTATTTAGAATAGTTGACTGTATTGGCATATTTGTTATTTCAAGTTTCTTATCCATGAAGTCTAATGGATTGAATATTTCTATACGTGGGGCTTCTGGTATATCTATCATTTATCACTTCCGGTCTTAGAACGGACAAAAGCGCCTTGTGAGCGCCTTATATTCATTTTGCGTATTATCTTTTTAGTATTATATGCCTTGCGTTTCTCGGTTTTAGAAAGTTCATATTGTTCTTTAGTCATAATACCCTCAAAATTATATGAGCGGTTTAACGACGACACGGCATCAAACCGCTCAATCCTCTGGGGGAGAAGAAAAGTCAGCGTTTCAAAATGCATCATTTATTGGGAATATATGTATTTATTGGAGGTTTGTCAAGTGGTGTTTATTATTGGAGACTACAAATTGATTTGCTCGTCAATCATTTACCACCCTTCTTGTTAAATTCTTCTTCTGTTATAACGATTATTTTCTTTGTTTTATACTTAATTATTATTTGCAGGCAGAATGTTTCTTTACAATTATTGCATTGGCAAAGTAAAACTATCCGTTTTGTAAGTGTTTCACGTTCACCAATTTCTTGATAATCACCAAATTTATGACAATATGGGCATGTAACAAAAACTCTATCATAAAAAATTGCGTTGTCTCTTGATTCCATCATTCGCCTCCGTATTGTTTCATCATCATGCGTTTCCTCATCAATAATCTTAGCATATATACCCGCTGTTGTTCCTGGTGCATCGGGTATCCAAGAATTTTGTGAGAGAATAATACGTTTTGCACCTGAAAATAGCATATTGTTTGCCGTTAATAGGGTAAATATAAGTTCTTACATCTGGTATATCCATGACTTACCTCCGTTGTGATTGCCTTGTTAAATTGTGAGACTTCGGACTCACTCTGTCCTTTAACGGCCCGTAGGCCGTCCGTCAGGAATTAATAAAATTAGTACATTCAACTACTTTACAAGTTTCGGTGTAACTATCAAATATATCAAATATATCTAATACTTCTTCGCATACCTTCTGTACTGCTGACGTGTGACTATTAGATAGAACAAAATATACTTTATTCTGTTTGCACGGTGGCATAGTGACTTTGTAGAGTTCCATTGTACTTCTCCCCTATTATTGTGTGAGACTTCGGACTCACTATATGCGATCGATAATCTGTCCTGAATCAGGATATTCAGGGCTTCCCTTTAATACTTGAGTCCACCTGACAAATGGATTGTGTTGTTCTTTTCTTTCGCACAGTTCCCTTGCTTCTTCCTCTGTGGAAAAGAGATATTCCCACGGGATCGCGTTTCTTGATATCTTAATTTGCGCAACAAACATCATGATACCCTCCTGTGATTGTGAATAATCTGTTTTTACTGCTTTATATCCCTTTTCGGTTTCCGCCCCGGTTCATTGCCTGTTCGTGGTGTATCCCACTTTGTCGATCCGCAATGGGGACACTTGCCGGGTCGCTCTTCACCTCTCGGCCACCATGACCAAGTACAACGCAGACAGTGTTTTTTGAAATCGTTAATGTTCATAATCAAACCTCCAGTTTTAAATTATTATTCTGTGCCCTTAAGCAGTAATGCATATTTTCGTGACCAATCAGTATAGCCGCATTTGTGACAGTATAAGGGTTTTGATAATCCGCATTTATAATTCTGTTTTAAAAATTCGTGATCGCAATCTGCTTGACGTTCAAGTTGTTTTCGGTGGGCTTCGGTCCTTAATTCTTCCTCTGCTATATCCTCAGCGTTTTCCTCTTCTCCATATTTGATTAAATCAATGGCTTTTTTTGTGTCATAATAATAGGTGACGTTATATTTTTTTGATGTATGATGCCATTCACAATGTCCGATTTCTTCAAGAGCTTTGCGAGCCTCTTTCTGTATACATCCGGCTTCCTGTGCTACGATTTTAACCGCCGTCGTCATTGGATAACGCCCACAGTCTTCCGCTTCAACCGCGTTGTTTGATTTTGAGTATCCATTGTATCCTGACATTGTTCTTCTCCCCTATTATTGTGTGAGACTTCGGACTCACTCTGTCCTTTAACGGCCCGGAGGCCGTCCGTCAGGTTAGTGGAATTTAATTTCTGCCAACCTATAGCCTTTGAGAAAAGCAGTGATTTCTTTTGCTGTGCCTTCAAACATACAAACATTAACATCTACTTGAATAAGTCTGTATGTATCCTCAATATACCCTTCAAGCTCAAAACCCATCTCACATGCTGCTTGTGATGTTTCGGTAAGATATTTTTCATATGCGGTTGCGGTTTTCATCGTTCTCTCCCGGTTTGTGGTCGTTAACTTCTCTTCATCTGGTATATAATATACTATATAAAGCGCATTATGTCAAGTATTAATTTTATTGTTACAAAAAAAAGACCGCCCGAAAGCCCTTTATTCATGGGCTTCTGCAGACGGTCAAAAAATAATTATTAATTTTGGCTTTTTTTATTTCTTTTTCTTCTGAAATTCGCTCATTTTTTTACAAAAGTGCGCACTTCTCATTGCGTATTATGCCGTTATTTCATCCTTTCCATTAATCCGATTGCATACGGTTTGCCTTGCTGACCTCGTATTGCCAATATCTCATGATCACTCGGAAGTCTCGGATACTTGCCATCAGGTGTAATCGTGTCGGCGATATATTTTGCATCACCGGGATTAGCCTCTGCTGTCAACCCTATCATGTCAATAAACTTATGATTGATCGCTGTGTATGCAATCATGCCGATGTCGCCAGAGATTATTCGCTCGGCCACAGGGATTTGCTCTCGAACTATTTTGCCTATTTTTTGCCGCGCTTCCTGTATCGGTCGATAGTCGATAAAAAACGGTCTGAATTTCTCAATTGACATATATGTGTTAAGGGCAAAGATAATAAGGAACGCATAAATAAGACGTTTACTGCGCTGTTTATTTGAGAAGTGTATGAATAGAATCACCATTAAGGGGAGTAAATGAACGCTGTATCGAACAAGATCGGCACGAATACCAAATGAATAAACTAAGTACGCTATGAGACTGTATAGACAGAGCGAATCTTTTTTGAAGATTACCGCTATCCCAAACAGTACTGCCGACCCATATAACATCCAGTATTGAAGCATTTCATGAGGATTGCCTTGGTAGTAAGGATTTATATTCTTTATCTGCATAACGTGAGGAATGATGTCACCATAGTAAGCGTAACGGGCAAGATAATAAATGTTTATGATCCCCATTATCGTTCCTATATATTTCCAATTTCCCCGCTCATGCCATAGATACACCGGCAGCAGTAACAACCCGTCATGTCGAGTAAGGATAATTGCTACAATCAATACAGTGAGTATCCGTGATTCTGATTTATTCAGCACACAGTACACAAACAGACTAACCAGCATCGCAAAAAATACGGTTTCCATGCCGCTGACAGCCCAACCGGACATGAAGCCATGCAAACATACCAGAGCCGCTATAACGTAGCCTATCCATGATTTATTCATGGTCACGCTCCAGACTATTTAAATATATCTTAGTGTGATGACTTCTCCAGTTTTTAATCTCCATAACACTATAATAAATAGTTAGTCCTGTCCAACATACAAAAACTATTGTCATAGATATACGATCACCCAACCCATAGATTGGATCACTATACATACCAATGGTTCCGCCTGCTGCAACCAACCACCAAAATATTACTAAAAACATCTCTAACCCCTTTCAGTTGTCTTGATTATTAACACGGCGATAACGAACAAACTTGCCAGTGACAATAGAATCGACATTATCTCAGGCGGTATTCCGATCTTGTAAAACATAGCAAGAATGACTGTGAACAGGAAAGAGCTTGCCGCGTCCACATGCTCACCGGCATTAAATACCATACCGTCACCATTCGCTAAATTCACCGCATATCGATACGTGATATAGCTATCATCATATTGGTTAGTCAATATACCAGTTCCGCCATAAATGAATACTATTACACAAATAATACAGAGTGCAAATAGATATTTCATTCCTTACTCCTCCTCTGGTTTTATCGGAATTTGAGCTATTTCGCAGAACGCCTTGATTTTATCCTCGTGAACGGTGAGAGAGCTTACAAACATAAATCCATTGCAATACAGATGGAGTATGCCATGTGCGTAATTGGCCAACCATTTGAAGCCCTTAGGAATCTCGACAGCCCAATCCTCGGCGGTTGCAAGACGGATATATTCTTTATCTCTGCACACTTCCCTACCTTCCTCATCAATAAACCAACAAACATCATATTCTACTTCTGTAATCTGCTTTGGAAAAGTGTTTTGATAGTCACGCTTAACCTCACCTCCAGACATTATTCGGCATATCCAATCCCCAACCTTGAACTCCGGCTCAGGCTCTTTCTTGTCAACAGGAACAGCATCACAGCTTCGGTAGTACTTAGCACCATCCAATAACTCATAATCATACCATTTTCTTTTATGAGCAGAATGTATCCATATTTCATCCGGTAGTTCTTTTTTCTCCGACTCCGGTTCTTTATCGTAAATGATGTGTTCACTGCCCTTCAATAATCGAGAACAGGTAAGGGGACATAAATTTTTAAAAGCCTTTCTGATTTTATTGATATCAAAATTAGGCTCCGGCTCAGGCTCTTTCTCCAGAAGGGTGTCTTCGGCTACCCATCTTTCATGTCCGTTATCAAGCACTATTAGATAGGGCGTTTCTGGTGTAATTTCAGTATTAATTCCTTTAATATCAACCCACTGAGTATGACAAATAGCATCACCTTTAAACCATAGATGCCGTCCGGCGCTGTATTTGAGTACAGGAGCGGCAGGCTCGGTTAAAGAGTCGATGATTTCACACACATCCTGTATTCTTTGTGTACTATCAGATAAACGAGTTTTAAAGTTATTATTTATTTTGGCCTCGATCGCATCTGCCGCTTCCTTCGATATTTTTACATCAGTCATCACTCACCGTCCTTTCCCGGGCGGTATATCGAGCCGATTTTCTTGCTCGCCGCCCATAAATGCCATTTATCATTACCCCGTTTTAATTCAAATAATCCATCATTCTGGTTAAATACAAGTGTAGCGGTTATAAATCTGGTAATCCCTGTGCGTGGGTCTGTGTCTTCAATTTCAAACACATCCCCAGTGAAGTACCCCCTAAAACCTTTATTAACAGAGGTATATTTGATGTAATGCAGATATTCATTGAATGGCTGTAATTTAAGGGATTGTCTATAGGTAACATTCCCTTCTTCGTTTCTATATAATTTTCTATATCCAACAATCGTCCCATCACATATCAGCCGTAACATTTCCTCTTCTCCAAATTCAATTCCTATCCTGTCCATTGTCAGCCTCTTTTGTTATATGATTTATTGAAAAAATCCATATCTCCTATTTCAAAATCAGCCGTCGAGATTGTTTTTCTCAATTTCCATATATATCCACATTTGCATGTTGCTATAACTTTAGTATAATATGCATCATACGGGCTTACCGGATACCCATCTATATAACCATTAGGCGATACCTCTACACTCATGATTTCTTCTTCATATTGATCTAATTTATATGGAAAATTTCCGCATACAGGGCATTTTGGTACTTTCATTGTCAGCCTCAAATTCGTCAAGGGTTAATACCAAGTTCATTCATGCAAAATCGTAAGAGTGCATACGCATCCCTGAGTTCTTCAGCGATTTCTTCGGGAGGATTTCCGGCAAGACCCGCAACTATAAGTCGTTCTGATTCACGAAATTCATTACAATCAAGCGCAAGTGATGCTGCACTACGATACAAAATTGAACGAGATGGCTCAGAAGAAACCTCATCATTCACAAGCCTGGCCGCTTTGGATTCATTTTCAAAGGCTTTAAGTAATAATTTATTTGCTTCTACCTTATCATTTTTAAGTTTTGCAATAAAAGCCATTTCAGCAAAACTCATAGCATTATTATGTAATTCTTGGATACTACTCATTTCTACCAGCTTTCATTGTCAGCCTCAAATTCGTCAAGGGTTAGCTCCGTTATTTTGAATGAGTTAAATACATAGTATAAGTCAAGTGATTTCTCCTAATATATCAAGTGTTATTGGTGTTATCCGGGGCGACCACCGCATCGCCTTACCACCCATTTTGACTTTTAGTTTACGCCAGCACCATACTTCGAGTATCCCCCCCGGTGTTTGTAACCAATCAATACATTCAGTGGTATGTTCTTCTCTCATTTTCCGAAGATGTGATGCGCTTGATTGACTACATGCCTGTATTCCGACAAACCCACGTGCCGGGTCTAAGCAGAGAATGTCAACGATTCCAAAAAGGTCTTGCCTTACTCCATGGGGCCCAGCATAGGCATTCCATTTTTCCACTACAGCACAGATATTGCCCTGACCTCTGAGGTATCTCATAGTTCTCTGTGTTGGAGAATCAGCCATCGGTCGCCTCGCTTTCTGGTTTAACCGTTGTTATATGCCATTCACAACCTTGATCGTGATATTCACATTCTTCTGTACATGGCACTTTATATCCGGGTTCGCAATCCAGACCATCCCCACCGCATGCCATAAGATCATTTAACTCACAGCCGCAGTTATCACCTGCTAATCCCTCATAGCCATCATCTTCCAAATACTCGCGCAGAGCGGCTTTAAGTTCTGCGTTTATACCATCACGCTCAATGAGGTCTAAGATTATTTCTTTAACATTCATTCTCTACCTCTCTCGTTATTGTGGCTTTTTCTATCGCAGCACGGAGTAATTTCAGACAGTCGTGCTCTTTTCCGTATTCCCTTTTTAATATTTCAAAATATTCCTTCGCTACTAGACATGCCTCATATAAATCAGGAGCGGCAAATAAATCAACTTTCATATTTTTCATTCTCCACCTCACTCGTTATTGTGACCGGTCGGGTTTACCTTCATAAAACAACTCCGTTCCCATGATAATTGTCACCGCTCCGGTTTCTTTCAGCGTTTTGCGGATGTCAGGCCATTCGACCTTTTTCACATTCTCGGAAGGCTGGCTTGCTTTCCATTCATCAAAACTCTCAACGATACTTTTCATCGCTTCCGGCAGGATCTCTTTTATGTGTTTTGGCTCGCTCATTCCAGTTCCCCCATGTGAGAAAATTCACCTTTAAAATATATCGGTATTCCACCAGTTGGGCCGTTCCTATTAGCGTCAATTATCAGTTCCCTTACATTATCCCATTCAATGAAGTTTGGAACCTTCACAAGCTCCTCTTTCCTTTCTTGTGATGGATTATAAACCAGCATTACAACGGTTGCATCGGCTTCCAGCATCCCCGAATCTCTCAGGTCTGTCATTTTCGGTGCTGCATCTTCTCTGCCCTTTGCGGGTCTTGATAACTGAGAAATAATAATTATTGGTATGTTTAAACGCTTTGCCAGCCCTTTGAGTTCATGGCTTATTTTTTCTATTTCTCGCTGCCGTCCTTCATTTCCCATGCTTGGCATAAGTTGTAAATAATCCACAATGATTAATTTTACGCCATATAGGGATTTCATCCGTTTGGCCTTTATAAGCAGATTATCAATGTTAGATGCGCTATTATCGTCAAATATTATCTGATTGTATTTATAAAGCGTGTCACAGGCATTTGATAAATCGGTATTGTTTTTATCTGTTAGTTTCTTCCAATGTACCGCCTGAACATCCACTTTTGCCATGCTCGCAACAAATCTCTCTGTTATCGCCATTGCAGACATTTCAAAACTGAATATTCCCACTGGGAATCCTTTGCATGCCGCTTCCATAGCAAACTTTATTCCGAGTATACTTTTCCCGGCTTTCTTCGGGGCGCCGATTATGTATGTGTCGCCGGACTGCCAGCCATTCGTATATTTATCAAGTTTGGGTAAGCCTGTTGGTATGCCGATTATCATTTTAGAATCATTGCGTTTGTGAATGTTTTCTAATGCCGGAAAAAGCATGTCTTGTAAAGATACAAATTCTCGTTTGTTTTCTTCGCTGCTTAGATTTTCAAGTGCTGTAATAGTTTTGTTGATAATGTTTGCCGGGTTATCATCCTTGTTATCTGCTTTGCTTATCATGGACTGCATGATTAATTTCATTGTACGTCTTTGATATGCTTCGATAATAGCGTCACAGGTGAGGTCATTCATTGCGTCTGTATCGGTTTCTCCCTGAATACCCATGACATACAATTCGTTTATGTGATCTTGCTGCCCAAGTTGTTTCATCACGGTCATACTGTTTATGGGCGTTCCCTGTTTGTATAGTTCTCTCATGGCCGAAAATATCAAACGATACTTAGGCTTATCAAACATTACAGCATTGAGCTTACCACAACTGTATGCTAATGCACTACCCGGTAACATCATTTCACAGAGAACCTTTCGCTCGTATTCGCTCATTCGTCTTCCTCTCCAAGTATTTTTAAACCTATTCTTAAATCTGCTTTTGTCATGCCGTTCATATCTGTAAAGTTAGTTAATGGAGTTGCCTCGTCTACAAACTTTGACAATCCTCTTTGTAGAAAATCCTCCATTGGCCATTTATGAGAAAAATAATGGCCTGATGAGTTTACAACATATGCGTAATTATCCATAGCCTTAATTATTTCTTCTTTTGTGTAATCCTTGATTGCTGCTCTTATTTTTGTCTTTTGCTTCTCTGTGAGTTTTTTGTGAATGATAATTTTAAGAGAGTTCCAATGTTCATACAAAGGGGTATATATATTTTCTTTTGTAATAGTTTCTTTTGTTAAGTTTCTTTTGTGTGCCCCTGTACAGGTTACTTTATAACCTGAATTGGTTACTTTGTTACCAGTAGAGGTTACTGTAACCTGTTTAGGTAACTCCCTCCATTGCGTGTATGTCTTATTAAAAGCTATTTTGTAACCTGAATTGGTTACTATATTTCTTTCCTTTAATTCTTTTAGTGTTCTATTTACGTGTTGTTTTCTAAGTCCTGTTAATTCAACAAATTGCTTATTGCTTATCCAATCTTCTTTTTTGTGCCAGCCGTATGTTTTACGCCATATAGCCCATAATATTCGTGATTGATATGAAGATAGATTTGTTCTCATTAAAGCCTCTGCTATTTCATTTGCAATGTCGATATGTCCGTTCTCCGCCTGAGGTGACACTCCCCCTTGTATCCCCGTCCCGTTATCCATTACTCACCAGCTCCTGACATAAAAAAATGGCTGAATACCGGAGCGTAAACCCTGCGAAGGACTTTAAACCGATAAACAGCCATTATAATTGTCATATTGAACATCCTTCGCAGTCTACGCTTTAACTAAGATAGTGATAAAAGCGAAAATTGTCAACTGTTATTATCAATTTCTTTCTGCTGGTTTTTCCGTTTAAATATAAAGTGTGAGATTGTTTGACGGCTAACGCTGAAACGCTCTGCTATGTACCTTCGTTTAACGCCCTGAGTATGTAGTAGCCATATCTTATCTTTTTCTCTGTCAGTCAACTTGTAAGATGTTTGGTAACTCATTTTGCGCTCCTTTCAAACATATTTACCTCTGGAAACTCAAGCATCGTTCATCCTCTTTTTCTGATGGTTCTTCCACTCTACCGGGCTGTTTACGTGCGTGAAATATTTGCAGGTATCCTGATCCTTCACAAAATGATCGATATATGCCTGCTTCTCCTCGAAACATTTCATGTCCTTAAATATACAGTGCGGACAATACTTTTCCCTTTCACGCAGGGCTGCAATTATTTGTTTAGGCCGGAATTGCATTATAAAAACCTTATCCATTCTTTGATTCTCGTGCCTATCGCCTGTACAACAGGTACACTCACGGCGTTACCTATCATCTTGTATCTCTGTGTGTCGGATATTTCTTTTACCTCTCCATCGAACATACCGTATTTAGTCCATCCATGTTTTATAATAAACTCAACACGCAATATAGGTGTATTCAGTATTTGCTTTGGAATGTATCCAATTATGGCATTTATTACAGACAAGAACAAGATTGTCAATTTCTGTTCTGGTTTCTCTGTGTTCAAATGGTTTAACATGGTGGACTTCAAATGTTTTTTGAGTGTGATTAAATCTTTCTCCGCAAACTGAGCAAGTTGCATTATCTCTTTTCCATACATCCTTACGAGCCTGTTTCCATTCTTTTGATGTGTCAAACAATGCTCTTTCTGATGTAATGCCGCCTTTCCAGAATGGATTATTCTCTCCGCTATTTGCTTTATAGAAACAATCAGGAGAGCAATATTCTCTACTTGCATAAGCTGGTGATACACGTTTTTGTTTTCCACACAACTTACATGCAATAATAATTTTCCTTGACTGTGTATTTCTGCTAAGTTTTCCTCGCAGTATATACGCACATCCGGTTGAGCATGTTTGTTTGTTGGTAGATTGCTTATACTTAAACTCTGTCCCACAAATAACACATTTTCTTGTGCGCTGTCTTTTTCTGCATTCCCAACAGGTTTTTGCGACCTGTGATTTTTCTCTTCCGCACTCGCATTTATCTTTGCTTGGTCTAAGCATATTTCAAATAATATCCTTTCGTTAATTTCGGGAAATCCTTGTAAGCGTTCCCATTCAATAGGTGTTAATTGTCTTATTATCCCGTCTTCTTGTAATACCAATTCATTAAGCCAACCGTATGATGAGCGTAGACAGAGAATATTTTTTATTCCGCCTTTATTGAATCCATGCGGTCTTGTAATAACATAAGTGCCATTCCTTTGTGACCCATATCCACGAGCCGTACAGCAGACCGAAAAAGCCTTTGTATCCAGCCGGTTTGTCGGGGGGATAGGAAATATTTTCGGTCTGGATTTTCCTCTAAAATATCGCTTAGTGTTTGTCGCCATCTTCCCACCTCTTGGATATATATTTTTGTCCAATTTCTACCATCTCCGAGGGAGTAAAAAAGTTTCCCTTTATAGAATTGCACCGATAACAACAAAGTGCCAAATTCCCCTTTTCGTATCCTTTCTGAGAATTCATTCTGTCTATCGTCAAACGTGCAGTCCTCCGGTTGTATGAATCTGAATCTATAGGAAGACGTGCTTCCTCTATCCCACAATAGCAACATTTCCGTGGTTGGGATTTGTACCACATTATAAAGTCTTCCTGAGTTATCGTTACCAGAAGCGCACGAGACGATTGTTTCAGCCTCAGATAAGCCCTCTTTTCCGAATTGTCGTATTTCCTCTGTCTCTCTTTCGATTTCCGGGGATGCTTTTTGCTCCACGCTCTTTGATATTCGTTTGAACAATTCCTGCACCATCTTGTAAGATTGCCCTTGAACCTTTTGTCTTTCAAAAAATGCTTTAAAGACTCTGGATAATTCTTCTGACACTTCGTACACTTTCTCATACTGTACCTCCCTATGAATGTATTTATCAGGTATTATAGGGAAAATACTTTTGAATGGCAAGTCTTTTCTGATTCCGATAATGTATATCCGCTCTCTATTTTGGGGGAGAAACCCGCCTGTATTAAGAACTTGCCATTGACAGTCATACCCAATGTCGGTGAACAGTCTAATTGCTTCGTAGAAGTCGTAACCTCCATTAACCGAAAACAATCCTGGCACGTTCTCAGCAATGAAATATTTGGGCTTTTGAGCCCCAATGATTCGTACTGCCTCAGTAAGCAGATTGCTTCGTGTACCGTCTCGATGTCCTTTGCGTTTTCCAGCAATTGAATTATCTTGACAAGGCCATCCGAAAGTGATAATGTCTGTGTTGGGCAGTTCGGAAGTTTTAATTTTAGTTGCGTCACCGTAATTCCTCATGTCGAAGTAGTGATATTCATGTACTGCCGATGCGTATTTATCTATCTCGGCGTGCCATATCGTTTTACATAATCCGGACAGTTCTAATCCCAGACCGAAACCCTCTATTCCCGAAAACAAATTGCCGCATGTCATCATTAGAATAACCTTATCACAGCGGAAATCACCAGTGCATCGAATATCAGGCAGACAATAAGAGTTAATATCAGGCATCGAAGCCCGGTTATGTCAAATTCATCTTTCATGATATTTCTCTTTCTTTAAATCACCATCCCGTTAATTCTGATAGTTTTTCATATTCATCATCGGTCATTTCAACTACAGATATTTCTAATATTTCACCTATTTCTGCATCATTTAGCATATCAATCAGATTATTACAACCATATTCAATTGATTCCTCGGTATATGAACCGAAACCCCTGACGCTTACTTTCATTCTTTTCTTTTTCATTTTGCCTCCGGCAACTTCTAAAATTCAAGTACCCACACTAATGGGTTTACAGCCCACCCGTAGCCACGTTTTTCATTAATTGAATTCCATAAATCAATATAGGCGTGGCGGTGCATTGAATAAAATCTCCCATCCTGATCCGGCCCAACCTTTTTAGGCTTTACACCCTCATCCCTCGCATCCTCTTCGGCTATATCCTTTACTTTCTCAAGGCGCACATTGATTATTTCGAGGTCGATTCTTGAAGCCCAGCGAGGCATGAAGATTGAAGGTCGCCATAAAAGACCGCTTGGGCCGGGCTCTGTCGACCGGTAATGAATTACACTACCTTTTGATATTTCTCGCGGCTTATGGCCATCAAAGAGATGTTGTGCCGCCCATGTTTCCCGTGCCCAAAGACGGTCACCGGGCAAACCGTAAGGACACAGCCACCCATCTTTGGGCTTCACAATCCGCCGTGTTTGCGTTTTGCTACCGTCAAGAATTGCACGTATCATATCACCATTAAACAAAATCGGTCGCTCTTTCATTTCACCTCCGGCAGTTTCTCATAAAACATGGTGCATTTATCACAAAAAATACCGTCTTCTCTCATCGGTATGAGTATGTGCAAAATACTGTCTTTATTATTACACTCATCAGATGCATGTACCCAATGAGCTAACATTACGGAACAACCATGACCGGCTGAGTCTTCTTGGTGAACGCATCTATCGCACCATTCGCCTTCATAATCCATCTGTTCTGAACCGTTAGAGAAGTATCCCATTATTCAACCCTCGAATAAAGTGCGATGCGAAAGTTTTCAAGCTTCCAGCTCTTATTTATATTTTTTGTATATTTGTATGCTTTACGTTTTAATTCAACTGCTTCTTTATAAGAATTGGAGGCATACATTATTCCTTCACGAGAACCAAATAAGAACCATTCATATTCATCATTTATCCATGTAGAACTAAGTTGCCATTCCACAACATAGATACTCCTGATACCGTCCTTATCCCAAATATCCTTACGTGTTTTCATCGCTTACACCTCCATGCATTCGTTGTGGTGGTCTTATTCGTTTGGTATTTCTTCAATATGATTCTGCGGATTCAATTTTTTATCCAGAGCGGCAAACGCCTCTTCCCATGTATTCCCTTTTATGAATCCGCTATGATATTGTCCCTCGAGATTAGCAATATATATTGTGCATTGTGTTTTAATATGTCCGTCATGATGGTATGTTTTTTCATAGTCTAAAGAACGATAACGATCTTTATACATACTCATTAGCTTTTTCTCTGCATCCCGAAATTTCATGGTATTCCCCCCTATTGGTTAGTGATTATTCAAATCATTAAAGACTTCATCAATCCTATCCCGAAACGAAAGAATCTCATTGACAATAGCCATTTCTTTGTCAGCGACTACAAGAGGTGGCAAGGTGATGTTGCCTTTTTCAAATATCGCTTTTAGTGATTGTCTTAATTTCTCATCAGACTTATCACCACATGATTCATTCTGAACGGTTATAAACTGTCTGAAAGAGTGGAATTTTATAGAAACACCGGATAACTCTTCAATAGCCGCCGAAATGATTCTCGATGCCCTGGTTACCGCTTCTTCTGTCTCATACTCAGCCTTTTTAGCTATGGCTGCTTGCAATGTTTCTGTCGTTTCCATTGTACTCCCCTTATTGGTTATGTCGTTATTTCACCATTTAATCTGATAGATGTCACCATCCAATCATATCCACAAAAACCCCGTGATTTACGGCGTATTTTGCCTGCCTCTTTTGCATCAACTTCATGTACCGAAACATCAGCAAACCAGCCATCTCCAAAAGAATAGCCATAACTCTTTTTACTGAGAATATTCTTTGCTTTTTCTGTTGCTTTCTTTGTCTTGCCAAAATTGTGTATCTTCGCATATAGCTTTCCGTCGCCGCTCCATTTACCATTCCATGAAGCCACACCCGGCATTGACAGCGTAAAACAGAGTATCATGGTACTCTCCTTATTGGTTATGTCGTTTTTCTGCGGCTATACGATCAGCTTCTAACGATTCTCGATCAAATAATCCGGGCTGGGTAACGCTGTCGCCGGGGTCTGACATGACCATACCATCGGTCTTTGTATTACAATGAGTTACATCATTTTCTGTGTCTAAATCGGCCATACAAGGACCGTCGCCCGTTGTGGTATCTGTAGTCTCTTCATCTGCCGGTGTCTTATTTTCAAGCTCTTGCATTTTGATTTCCATTGCCTTGTCGAGAGGAATATAAGGTTGTTCTAATTCTGTGTGTTTGTCTAACGATTCGATGGTGTTAGAAAGCTCCTCTGACATCGGGAATAGCTTACACAGCCTGCGGACGGCTGACTTCATAGCCATCTGGTCAGGCCATTTCTTCCATACATAATCCTGTTTTGCACATCCTTTTATTTTCTCGATGTCATCCGAATATAGAATTACATTACGTTCACCGCCCGCTTTATAGATTGCCTTTGCATAAGCACCTATCATCTTGCCCCGTTCTTTATTAAGCGGGCATGGACTATGAGTAATCTTATCGCTATTGAGATCAATGTTATCGTTTGCATATATAGCTTTTGCATCAACAAAGGCAATGTCGTCATTATTTCTCAGAATAACATCTACAAAGCCTCTGTATTCAACACATAATTCAGCTTTATTACCATAGGCAATTATACACAACTGACCCTTTGATTTTGTAAAATCGAGTTTGAGTATTACCGCTTCCAATAAGCACTTGACAAGGCTATTCGGTGAACATTTTAAAAGTTCTGAATTTAACGAAAGATATATTAGATATGAATCAATTACTTGTGGAGCTTGCGGGTATTTATCAAAGCGTTCCTGTTGCAATTCTATCTCATTTTTAACCTCTATTATATCTTCTTTATAGCGTTTAACGATCTGCTCATTCATTTCTCCCCCTTAAATTTACGTGTTTTGCCTCGGTTTCATATTAACCGCCTGACATAAAAAAGCAGCACATCGGGTGCGATAGACTCAGAGAGGTCTGTCCGATATACTGCTTTGTGAATGTCATAAAAATCCTCTCTGTTTATCTATCGCACTTATAAAATACAACATTTATTCCGTTATGTCAAGCATTTGTTTAGTCACGGAGAACACATAACCACAACTTGGACATTTTATTGTATTTTCTAACTTTTCTTGTAGCTGTGTTATTTCTTCTTCGGCAGCTTCACGTTCGGCCTGAGCTTTTGCCCGCTCTTCGGCATATAATTTATCCTGCCGGTCCCGTTCTTCACGAGCCTTGCGTTCTATTTCTTCACGCTCTTTCCGGGCTTTTTCTTCGGCAGCAATGCGTTCTTTTTCAGCCTTCTCACGTTCGGCTTTCATCGCAGCTTCACGTTCTTCAGCTTCTTTCCTGAGCTGTTCGTTTTCCTTACGGATGCGCTCACGTTCTTTTCTCGCCGCTGCTTCCTGCTCCAGACGGACTTTCTCGGTTTCGGCGGCCTCTTTCTCCTCTTGTTCCCTTAAATGCGCCTCAGCCTTGATTCTGCGTTCTTCGGCTTCACGTTCCTCTTTGATCTTAACAAAGTCCTTTTGTGCCTTAAGGTGTTCTTCAATCGGCGCAATAAGTTCTTTCAGTTCATTTGCCACGCCGTCAATAAAACGACCTTCATTCAATGCCCGTTCTTTGAGCGTCTTTCGTGTGTTCTCGGCATCGATACGCATCCGCTGAACGATCTTGAAACCTTTCTCCGCATCTTGGATTTGAAGAATCTGAGAAGCGTCCGTTACGACTATCTCTTCGGCTTTAGTCTGCCATTCGGCGGCAATCATTCGATATTCCCTGAATTTATCAAGAACCATAATTGCGTGTTCTGCGGTTAGCCCTGTCTTTATAACCAGCGCATTGATGTTGTCATTGTCTGAAGCTACTCTCTGTACGTCTGTCATCTTTCTTCTCCTTTTATCAAGTTTATTCTGTTGCTTTATAAACTCTATAAGCATTATTTTTTCCCGAAGGCCCATAGTAACGACCGTCCGGCAGCCTCAATGCCTGAGCGTCTCCCATTGCTGCGCGTACCTTGCTCATTGCGGCGTCTTTCGCTTTCCCTGCTAATCTCTCAGCCTCTTTCGCATCATCGAACTCTTTCCATGCTTCTGAACTTATATCGACGATCTTTCCGGTGACTTTCGGTATTCGACTAAATGTCTTTGGAATAGGTAGCGGGCAGTTTTCTGGTGATACTTTCGGTATAACAAATTTGTTCCACCAATATGTGTCATATTTAATAATCCGGTCTATCATATTCTGGTTACGTTTGATAACGTAATGTCGGCGGTCAATGCCGTAGGAAGCAATCCAAACTCCGACAATGATGTAGTCAAAGCCCGTGCAAAGCATTTGATGCTGAACCTGAAGCATGAAGTGATCGGGAATTTCTTCATTGTCTTCACGTCCCCACTCTTCGGGAAGACCGGTGTATTTTGCTTCGATTGCTGTCTTATATTCACCTGTTATAATGGCATCGAGGTTGCAGGCAAATAATGGGTGTTCTTTGGAATTTTTCCACAGGGCTTCTGGATTGGTTATACAGTCAACTTTGTATTTTTTCGCCACCCAATCAACAATATCGTCCTCAAGATAATTGCCGATTTCTGCGGCTTCCCCAGGATCGTAGTCCTCTAATTCATACATTTTTGACAGCCAGCATTCGTATCCTGACATAAACGGATGCACTCCGAATATAGCGGGTGAATCGGTAGAGCCGATATAGTTCCGGCGTTGTTGTCTTTGTTGTTCCGTTATCACAGTTTCCTTGCCATTTCTGCGGCTTCGCCGAGTCCTTGTTTCAATTCTTCAATAATCAGATTTTTTAGTGCAAGCTGACGATTGAGTTTGATATTCTCTGCTTCAAGGATTTTATTATTTTCTTCGAGTTCTTTGTCCTTGTCCTCAAACGACCTCTTCATTGTATCATAAAACGCTGTTTGGAGTTCTCTCACTCCGCAAGTTTCCTTGTAATCTTTCCGTAGCTCCTCGAATGTAGCCCAGAGTTTGATGTATTCAGATTTCCAATAATCCCGGTCTGCTTTCAGCCGGTCGATTTCATTTTCCATTGTACTCTCCAATTATAGATTATCTACGAAATTTATAAATACATTAACCCCTTCTCGTAGTTCTACCAGTGTAAGATTGCTGTTTGCGAGTTTTACCCTTAAATCATTTATTTCTATCATTAGTTCTTCATTTTCTTCTTTCAGTTTGTCGATCTCGTTTCCAGGTGGTGTATTCATTGTGTCCTGCTTTTTAATTGTATTATTATTACAGTAAATAACATCGTTTCCTATCTGTATTGTATCTTGTACAGTCATAGTCCTCTCCTTTTTTACGGGGCGGCAGGAAACCGCCCCTATCCAACATCATGTAATATTTCGGTTAAAACTATAGAGTAGTTTACCCTCATTTCGGAGATGTGATAAATATTACATAGGCAACTCCTTTCTGTTTCTTTGGAAGGGATTACTCAACTTCAAAACCTATCCTTTCTTCAAATTGGCTGGGCGTGAATTCGGAAAACAACTGAGTCTGACAACATGGAGTAATCACCTCGGTTATACTATCCCAACGTACACGCCCCCAAAATTCGCTATGCACCTCACCAACATGGACATGCTTCATTTGTATTTCATTGCCGTAGTTTTCGCACGCCGGATTATCACAAATAAAGACGTTCATCATTCACCCTATCCTCAATATTCTAATGCTTCTTTTTTTGTTACAAAATAATGTATGCCATGCGAGCACTCTATTTTATAATCGGGGTCATACGAATCGGGTATAACTGTTTTGCCAACTTGGTACACAAAATCAGATTGATGTTGTCCATAACACATATCAATATTAATGCCTTCCTTATTCCATATAGCCAATATTTTAGCTTCCGATGCTCGGCATTTGCGCCCAACTATTGATGATGTGCGTTTGGCTGATTTGGGTATAAAAAGTTTTATCAGACAATTATTGCTACCTTTTTTCCATGCAATAAACTTACCTTCTTCCGGGCAAATAAAGAAATTAGGCCATTTTGTGTATTCATCTTCTTTGGCTCCCCTGAGGTCGGCTCCATAGAGATTTGCTCCATTGAGATCGGCTCCAATGAGGGTGGCTCTCTTGAGATTTGCTCCATTGAGATTTGCTTCATTGAGGGTGGCTTCATTGAGGTTGGCTCCATAGAGGGTGGCTCTCTTGAGATTTGCTCCCCTGAGGTCGGCCCCAATGAGTTTGGCTCCCCTGAGTATGGCTCCCCTGAGGTTGGCTCCACTGA